GGGTTAATTCCGGTTCCGGTGCTATACGCGACCTTCTCGCCCGTGGCCATTTCGGCAGCGGCTAGGAGTTTCGCAGTATCGTTGTCATCCGTGTTCATCTTGTCACGGATTTGTAGCTCAGCAGAAGTACGCTCATTTTCGGCTTGTTGTCTCATTTGCTCAGTTTGCATGCGCTCAGAGTCGGCTCTTTGCTCAGCCGCCAATTTAGCCGCTTCAAGCTGTTGCTGCGACTGCATCTTCTGCTGCTCGATTTGCAATTTAGCTTGATCAACTTGCATACGCTGCTGTAACGCTTGGCCTTGGACTTGCGCATTGAGCTGTGCAACTTCCATGGCTCGGTCAGGCGGCATAGGTGGCTGGGGCTTGAACTGCTGAGCGGCTTGATCCAGCTGTGCCAACTCTTGAGCGAAGCTACCGAGCTGTTGCTCGATGAATTTCTGCACTTCTAAGATGACTTTGACCTGATCTTCAGCTTCTTCAGGGATCAACTCCTCACGCTGCGCTTTGTCCACGGCGTTATGCGCTTCGACAAGGTAGTAATTGAGCAGGTGATCACGCAAATGCGTCGCGATCGGGTACAAAAACGTCTTTGCAATAGCGGGGTTTGACCCGAACAGCGGAGACTTCAAGAACGGGATGTGCGTCATCAGGTGCGCCATGTGATCTTGCGACGGAAGCACATAAACTGGGCGACCCATGGCGGCTGCGACGTTCTCGCTCACCGGATCCATGTCCTCGCTTCCTGGCAACGGCTGCAACACCTCATTCGCAGGCACTTTCATGTTGCGGAGGAACATTTCCTCTACTTTTCGCGCATCATACATCTGCGGCATGGCTTGCGCACGCTGCATAATTGCCTGAGTTTGCGCAAAACGCTGGGTTTCGCTGAAAATTGCAGGGTCGCTGACAGGAATGACGTCCATCGGACCGTCAAAGTCAGACGGATCAATCTCAAGCCCCGCCGATTGCGCCTCAATGTCCTCAGTCGTCAGGTATGCGCTGTTGATGCGGTGCAAAATCTTGAAGCAACGCGCCATCGAGCCATGCAACCGGCTGTGAATTGAACTGAACACCACCATGCCCTGCTCAATGAGCGCCATGGTTGTGCCTACAGGCTGGTTAGGGTTCTGGTCAGACAGCTTCTCAAACGAGGTTTGCACCACACCCTTGCCCGCTTCTACTAGGAAACCGAGAAGTTGAAACAGCGTGGGGCTGGGACCGTTGAACGGGAGTGGCATTGCCAACTTGCGCACGTCATCGATGAGCGCCCCGCCCTCCATCTCAACAACTTCAGTCGGCTGGACGTTCAGCGTCTGGCCTCCTGGTCCTCCTTTGAGCTTCAACAGCGTGGGGACGTTCTGAATGTGAGCCGAGTCGAGCAAGGCGCGGAGTGCGCCGGTGGCTGCACCGCTCAGACCGCCAATCATATGCGTCAGACCGATAGGGTACGCGCCGCGCCAAGGCACAAACGGGAACTCTACAATCCAATCTAGCTCAAGCTGGCGCGGGTCATCAGCTTCCCAGTTACGGTACAAGCCCAAGCCGAGGTTGGTCGTCTTGTCAATGCTCAGAATGTAAGGCTCGGGACCATCCCCGAAGTCAAGATACGTATAAACTTCAAAGATCGTACGCAGCCCGTCTTCGTTGTAGCTCAGGTCTTTGCGCCCCTCAATCTTGTCGTTAGCCTGAGTTGACTTGCTGAACTCGGGATCTTCCGGCATACCCAAGTCAACGTCAATGTACATGCCGGACTTGACGCGGCGCTGGTACTCAAACTTCGTGATGTACTGCACGTGCGTCTTACGCTCGGCGGTGTAGAAATTAGTCGCCGCGAACGGCAGGTACACGTCATCAATAGCGATGAACTCAGCGCAGGGGCGACGATGCAACGGGTTCCACATGAACTTCATGTACTGACCGCCGCCGAGCGGGAGCTGCGTGCTCAACTGTTCAAGCTCGCCACGGAACTCGACCATCTGCTCAGTCGTCTGCCAGTTCATAAAGTCGGCTTTACGCTGAGCTTTCTGAACCTTGGACTTGTCTTTCTCGCCGAGGATCTTACTCTTTACGGGACCATTGGGCGGGAAGACCTCCTTCATGAAGCGGGCAGAGAAGTCCACGCACGCTTCAACGAGCATCGGGTGCACGACCTTGTTTGCTCCGGTGAACTGAGCGCCTCCTGGTGCGTCATCGCCTAGACCCGTACGACGCAAGCCCTCCTCGTACTGCTTGTCGCGCTTCTCACGTGCCTCTTTGTCGTTGCCGATCTTTTCCACAAGGTCGCTAATGGCGGTCTTGAGCAGGTCTTGATCGACCTCGTCAACGATGTTGGCAAAGTGGGCGAGCTTAGTTGCATGGTCAACTTCATTCTTCTCACGAATGATTGCCCCGCCGTCTTCGGTGTCTTCTACCTCGTTGTCAACGTCCTCTAGTTCGACCGTCTCGCCTTCAGGCATGTCATCTTCTAATCTTTTAGTAGCCATTGCTTACCTCACATAAACTGGTTAACGATCGCATCTACGCGACCGGAGTCGTACGCTGACACGCTACCACCTTCGGCGTAGCCGCGTGGGGTATTGATGCTGTTCATAATCTCTTCAATTCGAGTCGGGTCGTATGATACTGAGCCGCCCGCAGCAAAACCCTCTTTGCCCAAGTTAGGATCAACAAAGCTGCGGAACTGTCTCTCATCCATGAAGCGCGGAGCATCAGGATTGAAGTTGACAGCGTAGTTGAACTTGTCTGTTCGCTCATGCGGCAGGTCATAATCTAACACGTCCTTGAGCGCTTTCTGCACGCTAGAAGGATCACGTAGATCAACGATGTCGTAATGGTGCAGGTCTTTTACCTTACCCCACTCGCCAGCGTTCAAAAACTTGAGCACCGAGTCGGTGATCTTTTCTTTGTAGGCGGGGTCGCGCTTCATGTACTCACGGGCACGCTCACTGCTGAAGGCGTTCTCAACCGGCTTCAACTCAATGATGTCTTGCGGCACTTGTTCTGGCTGGCGACCGGTTTCTTTCGCCCAAGCGAGGTAGCGCTGATCCAGACTACCTGTGACATTAGGTTGACCTTCCCAGTTCAAAAACTCATCAACCTCAGGGGTGTACTTGTTCTTCTGGAACCACGCGTCGTAAGAACTCTGGTTGGGCTTTTGCGCCATCGCTTGAGCATGTGGGCGACCTTCAGCGTCAATCAACGTCGTGAGTCGGTTGTCGCCTGAGCCGTAACGCTTAGCGAGTCCTTCACCCTGCGTACACCAACCGGCTTGCTTACCGATCGTCGTGCAGAGCTTCATAGCCGACTTGTCAACAGTCGCGGGAATGTCAATCCACGTCATTCCTGGTTCTTTGACAAACGAAAGCTGCGTGTCAGGAATTTGCATTTTCGGCGTTGCAGTCAGGTTACCCATCATGTCGCCCAGCTCTGCCTTAGATGCTTCTTCGGAACGCCACTTGTTGACTGCGTCAACCTTCTCCACCATCTGCTTCATTGACACCTTGTCAAGCTGCTGAGGTGTCAAGCGTAACGCGGCGGGCAAGCCTGACTCGGGGTCAAGCATGTTCTCAATCTCGTCAGCCATGTGATTGAACCCGAGGTTCTCATTGAGATCCATGGGTCTGTCAATCTTGTAAATCGGCGTCTTTGGGTCTAGCTTCTCAATCCAAGGGTTACGCTCCGCTATCGCAATTTCTTGCCTACCATTACTTACAAAGTTGGGCATTTCACGCGCCATACGGAACCGCTCTTGAAACTCTCCCGCAGGGTTAGCTGTGATCTCAGCGTCCGAAAGGGCTTCCCACATCTCAGCTTTGCGAGAGTTAATTTCCATTGCCTCGGGATAACCCGCCTCGGCGTGTCTCTGCACGGCGAACCCTTCCTCGGGATAACCCGCCTTAACACGCATAGCGGCTACGTCTTCAGGTAACCACATGCCGAGTTCTTCTGCTTGACCAGGAATATGCGAGAACCCTTCCTCGTGCGCAAGCCGGATCGGATCGTCCGGCGTACCCATGTCATTACGGATGTACTTTTCGAGCTTAGTGTCAAGCCACTTGTTGACCGCACCTTTTTCCGGACCCAACAGGTTGTTCAAGACGTCGGGTCTGTTCTCCCGCAACCATGACGAGGGGTGCTGGTAAACGTCCATGTCCACCATCTTTGACCAGAGGTCTTCACCGGCGGCTTGGTTGATCATGTCGCCGCTGATGACGTCGGGGTTACGCTTGATGGGGTTCACCGACATCGTCACGCTGTCTCTTTTAGCAGCCGCAGGTTGCCAGTTACCACCCTTCGGCTTCACGGCATACGACTTCAGAGGTGAAGTTACGTTCTGCACAATGTCACGCGCAACGGCTGGCGCGGTCTGCACGAGGTTAGTACCCACGCGCTTTGCGAGGCTCGCCAACGGCGGTGCGACCAACATCGCCGCTTCTGCCGTATCATCGGGCAGCATGGGGACGTTGGCCTTGTTGATATTCGTGATCGGCTGGCCATAGCTCAAGCGCTCTGCGGTGCGAGCTAACGCCGGTACACCGAGGAACTCCATCGTCCCCTGCATCTGCTGCGTGCGCCGTGGCGAGTAAGTCTGCTTCAGGAAGTCGGCAATAGAACCCAGCGCGGCGTTCTGCGGCTGTGCGCGCATTGAACCGCCGTCGTAGTAGTTCGTCTTGACAAACCCTCCGTCTGCCCACTTGACCTTGTTTGCCCAATACGCTGGGCTGCTCGGACCCTTAGCAATGTTCTTTGCGTGACGTGACTTGAACGAGGCTCGCTTAGCCTTCATGCGGTCGGACTCGCCCTCCTTGGGCTTACCCGCCGTGCTCGCACCCTGCTCACCGAAGCGAATGATCTTCTCCTTGCCGTCTACCTTCGTCTTCACGATGTGTGACTTGGTAGGATGACTAGGCGTGCGTCGTGGCTGGTTGAGCTGCAAGCTGTCCTTGTCAACGCGGGAGGTCATTTCTTCCTCGCCGCTCTCATGTTGTCAACGAGGTTGGGGTAAGGGCGTCCGGCGCTCTTTGCCGCCGCCTTCGCCGAGGACTTAGCCGCTGGTGACAGCGTCTTGCTCTCGCCGAGGCTCTTGGGTCGTGCCTTGTCCCAGATCGGTTTCTTAGAGGCCATTGCGATGCTCCTTTATGAATGCGTCTAACTTGTTGTCAAGCCGGTCTAACCGGTCAAGCACGCGGTTGATGTCCGTGTGCAGGTCGCCCTTGGTGACATACTCCTTAGCGACCTCTTCACGGGTGCGGTTGATCAGTATCGTCACGCGCAACAGTTCTTCCTTTGTAGCGGTCAGCTCAGCGTCTTTGGCGCGGACAGCCCACCCCAACAACGCCATGAACACAGTCAGCACCGCGTTCCAAACAAACTGTTCCATACCTCGCACTCCTTTAAGCGGCGTAAGGGTTTACCCTTGGTTGCGATTTGATTCGCGGCTCGTCCATATCTTTTGCTTGAGGTAGCTCAAACCATCCATCATTCTTGAGATAAATGATAGCTTGCGTAAACGTGTCCACATAATCATCATGCTCCGCTACTGGGAACTTGCCCAGTTGTTTGAGGAAAGACGCTGCCCAGCTCACCGGTTGACCGAGGTTCTTCTTTGATTCCGGCACCCACAACAGCCCCAGCTCTAAGGTCGGTGCGGCTTGGTGCGCCCGTGATACCTTGTCAGCCTGACCTGGATTATAGCCCACTGCTGGCACTTTCGCCAAGCGCAAGTCTTGCAGCAATGATTGCCCACTCGCCTTTGCTTCCACCAAGATACGGTCTGGGCGCTTAGCGCGTGAGTATGGCGAGTCCTTCGTCATCCCGCCGTATTCAGTCGTCCAGTCTTTCACGGCTCGTGCTCGCAGGTCTGGATAGCTCAGGTGTTCATCCCATGCATCAATCAACATCGCATTGCGTGCGCCCTTGTGCGTGAACATCGCCCAGACCGAGCAAGCCGTGGGGTCACCGGTTGTCTTCTCAGTGAACGCGCAGTCGTATGACTGCAGTATGTACTCAAACGGCGGCAGACCTGATGACGCTGGCCATAGGTTGAAGTGTGCGGTCTTGAGGATACCGCCCTCGCTCGGAGTCGGGTCTTGCTGTAACTGACCCGCCGTGCCGTATGTACCCAGCAGCTGCTTCAGCATGGTGATCTCTTTCTCACCGAAGCGCTCAGGGCAGATCAGCTCGCCCTTCTTCTTGCGTGGGTCGTACGTGCCGAGGCAGGTCTTGCGCACCTTGCCGTCCCACTCAGCAGGAATGCAAATATGCTCCCAACCCTTGATGTCCTCAAGGATGTGTCCGCTGATGTCGCGCTCGTGCAGTCGCTGCATGACGGTCACCATTGCGTCAGTCTTCGGGTTGTTCAGTCGTGTTGACCATACCATGTCAAACCATTCAAGGTCTGACTCCCGCATAATCTCCGACTGCGCGGCTTGAGCGCCGTGTGGGTCGTCAAGTATCAAGCGTGAGCCGCCTTCACCCGTCGCCGTGCCACCGACCGAGGTCGCGAGCCGGTAGCCGGTCTTGTCGTTCTCAAAGCGCTGCTTGGCGTTCTGATCGCCAGCGAACGAGAACATATGCCCCCATCGCTCTTGATACCATGGTGACTGCAATAGACGCCGCGTCTTCAAGTTGTCACGTGTGCTCAGGTTACCGGAGTACGATGCGCACAGGAACTTCTGAGCAGGGTCAGTGAGCCACTCCCACGCTGGCCACATCACCGAGACAATCGTTGACTTTGAATGTCGTGGCGGGATGTTGATGAGCAAGCGGTGTATCTCACCGGCGCTCACTGCTTCAAGGTGCTCGCAGATCGCTTCAATGTGCCAGCTCGCGATGAATGGTATTCCTGGCTCCACCACGTGCCACGACTGCTTCACGAACTCGTACAGCGAACCCGACGCCGCTCTGCGCTCTTGCTCTCGCTTGACCATGTCAAGCATTACGGCGGGGTTCAATGGTGCGTTCATTTCTGTCCGGCTTTAGCGAGCAGACGACTCATGTTCTCAAGCTCCTCATCACTGAGGTTCTTCAGGTCTACCGCCGCAAGTGCGATCGGTCCTCCGTTTGAGCCGGTGTGCTCTTGCGTGATCTTGTCGCCGTAGACCTTGGGCAGCATCTTGCTGAGCATCCACTTGCGGGTGTCAATCTGAACCCGCTTGTGCGCGATGACGTCGCTGTTGAGCGGCATCAGCATTTGCTTGAGCAGGGGTTCGCCCTTCTCATCAAACATCGGGTCGCCCTGCGGGTCGAGCTTCTGCACCGTCACCCACTCGTGCGTCTTGTCGCTCAGCGCGACGATCTCATCAGCGAGCAGAGCGTAGCCGATCTCTCGCGCGTGCGCGTAATCAGCGGCTATGCCCTTGGGGTCATCTTTTTCGATCCACTCAAGAAACGCACCGACAGAGGGCATACCCGCTCCGCGGCAGATAGAATCAAGAGAGCGACCGAGCTTCAGCTCCTCGCAGACCTGCGCTGCGACAAACAGGCGGTCGTACTTACGGGCAGTGGGACGGGTGGTGGGTGTTGTGGCCATGGTTGAGATTATACCTTCCTGATTCAAAAAAGACAAGTTGAAAAGTGATCGGTCGTTCGTCTATATAGAGAGGGACCGAACGAACGATTACTTTCGCCTACAAAACGACAAAGTCCGAAAATTCCCGAACGATTACTCCGAACGATTACCCGAACGATCACATCACGAGACATACTGAACCCTCACTCCGTTAGGCTCCTGAGACGTTCGGTGAACCTTCTGATCGGCTCCGGAGAGAGGACGACAGTCCCTCTCCTCCGGCGTTCCGAACGTATCCAGACAAGGCAAAAAGTTAATCGTTCGTTCGGCGCGATCGTTCGAACGATTACCCGAACGATTAAACCGAACGATTACTTTTCTCATCAGGTTCTC